AACGGCGATGTGCTTTCTTTTCCCTTCGCGGACAACAACTCTCACGACCATGAGCGGCTCAATATGGTCGACTGTTTTATCGCCACCTGTTGTGTCGAGCTCGGTCCAGGGGAAGTCTCTAAACTTTCCTTCGACGGCAACCTCAGGCAGGGTGCCGTTCATGCGTGACTGGCCTTCGTTGAGCTGACCGGTGGCGATGACGGCTGCGATTTGTTCGTCGCCAATGCTGAGGCGGATCATGTTGGGATCCTTCTCGGCGCTCTTAGCTATGTGGTTTCGATCGACGCGAATGCTTTCGTGAAATCTCTTCTGCGTGCGGCAGCATGGCTTGAGAGCTTCGTGGAATTCCTTGAGTCTCCTCTTGGTGAAGTCGCTCATGCTGATGATCGTTCCCCCGCTCAAGCCCTCCGCATTATACCCACACCAAATGTGTGAAGTACACACCTTGTCGTCAAAATGGCGAAAAACTTAAGCGTGTCTCTATATGGCTGAATTAAAACATGTTTTCTGCAGATCTGCCGGCGGCCGGGCGGTTTGTGTTTCAGCGCTTATCGAAAGATACCGATAACGGTACTCTTAACGGATTTCTGTGGATTTCACCTGTCAAACTGATGTGTTGTCGATGCTTAACTTCAAGACCGTGACCCTCACCGACCTGAAGAAAGACTCAAACGCCCTCTTTGCCGGCTGCGCGAGGTGCGCGAGCAGTATCGTGCATTGATGCTGAAGCTTGAAGGCAGCAGCGACCACGACGCCGGTGATTCTGCCGCGAAGCCTGAGAGCTAGACGGCTTGATGACGAGCCAGAAGCGGGCGACATGGCGGTGGCGTTCGCCGGCCGCCGCTGTGACGCTTGGCGAGGTTATATACCTCGCCTCAAGGACAGGATGCCGCCGCTGGGCACGGTGCACCGGACGTGATCCATCAGGACCATCCGCAAGTATGGCTGGTAGCCGAGCCGCTTGTCGCCCGCCAGCAGCTTCAACTGTGCGATAAGCTGCTTCGGCAGCCGCACGGAGACGACCTGGAGGCCCATGGCCTCGTCCATCTCCCGCTCGTCCTCGGCACTCGTGGGCTTCGCATGGGCAGCGTCCGCGCCCAACTTGCCCGACTCCCAGTCCTCCACATCGTGGAGATACTCAGGGTTGGTAGGCGGGGTATTGCGCGCCATAGATCTTCTCCTCTTGGGGGTTGGGCTCGTAGGCGGTCTTCAGGATGAACTGCTTGAGCTTCTTGTCGAACATTTAGACCACCTTGAGCTTCCGACCCGTCGCTAGACTTGCCTGCTTTTGTGAAGCTCAAACCAAAGCTTGAGGTCTTCGAGACTCAGGCTGCCATCGGTGGCAGCCGTTATAACCTTGGCAAGGTCGCCGGGAGGGTATGATAGTGTGTAACCATTTAAATTCATTACGGTGATTGCTGCTGCAGTGGCGGTTCGCTTGTTGCCGTTCACAAAAGCGTGTGCTTTGGCGAGGTAGAAGGCCAGCGCGGCAGCGATCATGGCCAGTCCTCCATGTTGAAAGGGAGGGCTTCCTGGATAGAAGGCTGAGTGCAGTGCACTCTCGACGGCCCCACGCTTGAGTACGGCGACAGGCTCCCCACACGAGCCGCAGATTTGTCGGTTCATGTGTGTTACGGCGCCAGCATCAATTATGACAAATCGACTCATCGGGGCGAGCTTGTAATTGTCCGACAATCAATTGTTTTCATTATGATTTTCTCAATATTTCCATGTCTGTTTTGTGCTCTTCCAAGACCTTGTCGAGGGCGGCGTTGACCTCTTCTGGTCGCGCTACGACGAGCTGGGTTTCTTCGGGAATCGGGGCAAGAGTCTGGGTTGTGCTCACAAACTTCATGACGGCCATGTTCATGAGCGTCGTCTTGTCCAAATAGGGATGTTGTTCTAGCCATTTAGTCATGGCGTCGAATACGGCGTTGTTAGGGCGAAAGGTGACGCTTCTTGCCATGCTGTTTTTCCTCATACTTTCGAGTCGCTAGCGACAAACCAGCTTACATTGAAGCTATTCGTAAGACAGCATAAGACAATCGGAACAATATGTCGAAATCTTTAGCTGATTTTTTCACTCGTGATTATTGGGTGTTAGTCGGAAAGTCGAGGATCTCTTCTAGGTCGCTCAGGTAAGCCTGGCAGCTCGACGAGCTGAGTTTTCACGTGGCGGCGTCCTTCTTTGCCCGAGCACGGGCGCGAAGGCGCTCGGCGACCTCGCCTGGCTCGACGGCGCTACCTTGTCCTTCGAGCGCCCCCGACATGCCGAGCAGGCGGCGCTGCAGGGAGAGGATTTCGTTTTGCATGGAGGCGTAGAGGTCTTCACGCATGAGGATGAAGGCTTCACCGGAGCGGCGGTTGATGCGGATGGGCTCTGTGGCGGCGAGGTCGAGATAGTCTTTCAGCTCGGCTCTGAGCTTTCGGGCGTTGGTTGCTTCCATGGGGCGGGCACCTCCGGGTTTCTCTTCAGCGTAATGTGTACATTTTTGTGTACACGAAGGCCCCTTCGGCTATCGCAGACATCGTCTGCCGAGGGCTTTTCCGCAAAATTTTTCATTCTCTAGTGAGCTGGTGCGGCGCCGCCGGCACCGCAATAGGTTGGGCCGAAAAGGACCCGTTTTGCCTAGTTCGTGAGCAGACTTTTTGATGATTCGTCTGGTTGGTGCTCTTGCTAGAGAATGACTCTTTCCCGATAGGCTTCGCGCACATCGGTCTTTGTTCGCCACAAACACCCTGCGGCACAAGTGAAGGCCTTGCAGCGCACGTTGTTGGCGTCTCATCCTGGAAGCCGCGCTCGAAGTTTTTCGATAACAGATATTATCTAAAAAGTTAGAGCATGCCGAACAGAGCCCGTCTGCGCTGCGCGTATCGTGAAAAGTGCTGCCGTGCTCCCGCTCCCGCCGACTGCGCCGCTTTAAGTGCCAGTAGAGTCAGAGAAAGTGTGCTGCTACGCGGCCGCTCTCGGGCTATCCTCGCCGGCATCACTGCCCTTCTTTCTTCCTGGAAGACCCGTCGCGCAGCCTTGCCGTGGGCGCGGGTGAGCCTCCCCCGGCACGCTTTGGGGGGAGGGGACAGAGTGGGCGCGGCAAGAGAGGACGCAAAACCAGGATGCTTACGATCTACTTTGTGGAGCTCGGCGGCTCGCTCGACCAGATGAAGCGCACCTACCGCGAGCAGGACGAAAAGCGTTATCCCGGTCGCGTCCTCCAGCACCTAGACGAGCGCCTCCACCAGGTGCGGGTCGTCCTTGCAAGGACTACGACCTTTAGGACGCTGCTCTCCTCGGCCGAGGACAACGCCCGCATCGTCGTCGACAGCCTCGAAGCGATGGGCATGTGTAACGCTGAGTTTGCTCGAGCTTACGAAAAGAGGCTTCTCGCCGGAGTGTCGATCCGGCTGCTCAAGGGAAATCTCCTACTGTCGCCGTATGAGCCGTTCACGACGGCCTTTCTAGAGGCAATCCTGAGCACGCATGCACAAAAGGCGCGGGGGGGCAAAGGGCCCAGTCTTGTCGAGACCAACGGGCCAGAGTTTGTCGAGGCGCTGCGCGGCGAAAGGCTAGGCGGCATGGTGCTGCGCGATATCGCCACAAAGCATGGCGTCTCGGTGGCAAGCGTTCACCACTACACCAAAGGCATCAATGCCAAGGCCCGCTCATCTGCCGAAGCTGCCGAGGAGACGCCAGGGCTCACCTCTGCCCCCCGCCTGACGGCAGACTCTTTGCCCCCCAAGGAAAGGCTCGACAAGCTCGTCGAGCTTTTTGTCGCAAGCCAGAGGAAGGCCAACACCGCCAGGTCCTATCAAAAGCACCTGGAGACCTTTCGCGCCTACTGCCGCAAGGCACTCGGCGAGGAACTCGGCGGCGTCGAAAAGCTGACGATTGAAAGCGCCGTTCGATTCAAGGAACACAGGCTCGAGATAGGCAAGAAGCCGACGACGGTGGCAAGCGAGCTGAGGGCGCTAAGGGCCTTTCTCGAGTTTTGCGTCGACGAAGGCGCCATCCCAAAAAATCCGCTCGCTCGTCTCAAGATTCCAAAGATCGAGCGTCATATCCTTACAGAACCACTTACGCGAAGCGAGACGGCCAAGGTGATCGCTGCGGCCGAGGACATGCTGCGCGAGGCCGCTCCGCTTAACGCTGGGGCGCGCTGGAAGGCCCACCGCGACCTTCTTGCCATCTACCTATTGTCTGGGGTCGGCATGCGTCACAGCGGTCTTCTGTCGCTTAGAAAGTGCGACTACGCCTCCTCCAGCCGTGGCAAGACGCTGGCCGTTGCCAGCAAGGCCAACGCCGATCGCTACACGGTCAGCATCTCGCGCTATGTGGCCGAGGCGGTTGAGGCCTATATCGATCGCTACCTGGGGGGTGATCCGCCCGAGGCCTACCTCTTTCACCCGACGCCACTTGCTAAAGACCGGCCAATGAGTCTTGCCGCAAGCAGTCTGCGCATAGCGGTCGTCTTCGACCGCGCCGGGATCACGCCAAGAGTCCCCGGCGCCAAGCTTAGAAGAGCCCACAGTCTCAGAGTCTCCTGGGCGCGCTTTGCCTACGAGACCGGCGTCGACATCCGCACCATTCAGATGAAGCTCAATCACAAAAACATCGAGCAGACCTACGCCTATCTCAAAATCGACGAAAAAGAGGTCGAGACCACGTGGCTCCCACAGCTTCGGGTGACCTATAGCCGCGAAAGCGGGGTGAGCCATTGAAGACCCCGCGAAAGGCTGAGAGCGCGAAAGACGACGAGCTGACGCAAGAGCAGGTGAGGCTCACCAAGGCGAGAGCCGACAAGCTCGAGCTCGAGCTAAAAGAGCGTGAGCGGCAGCTGGTCCCCGTCGACGAGGTGAAAAAGCTCTGGACGAGCGTGACGATGGCCGCCAAAGCTCGCCTTCTTGCCATCCCGGCGGCCGTTGCGCCAACGGCCGCACTGCTTGGCGAGGCCGCCGAGGTCCAAGAGCTTTTCGAGCGCGCCCTCGACGACGCCCTCAGTGAGCTTTCCCGGGGGGCAGTCTTTTGAATGGCGAGGCAGCAGAAGAGCTGCTGTCTACCGTCAGGCAAGCTTTTGCCCCGCCGCCGAGACTTTCCATCTCGGATTGGGCCGAGCGCTACCGCGTGCTCTCGGGCGAGGCGACGGCCGCGCCAGGCCGCTGGCGCACAGGCAGCGTGCCGTACCTTCGAGGCATCATGGAGGCCGTCAAGGCCCCCTACGTCAAAGAGGTCATCGTCAAGGCGGCAGCCCAGGTCGGCAAGACCGAGTTTATCCTCAACTGCATCGGCTACTACACCCACCAGGAGCCAAGCCCCCAGCTGGTGCTTCTGCCGACCCTTGAGCTGGCCGAAATCTGGAGCAAGGACCGCCTTGCCACCATGATCCGCGACTCCGACGTGCTGGCGAGCATTGTTGAGGATCCAAAGGCCAAAGACAGCTCCAACACCATGCTGCACAAGCGTTTTGTCGGCGGCCACATCTCGCTTGCCGGCGCCAACTCGCCAGCCTCGCTCTCGTCTCGGCCCATTCGCATCGTCTACGCCGACGAGGTCGACCGGATGCCAGACTCGGCAGGAGCAGAGGGAAACCCGCTCGATCTGGCGCGCAAAAGGTCGTCGACCTTCCATAACCGGAAGTTTATCGCGACCAGCTCGCCCTCGCGCGATCGCCGGACCTCCAAGATTCATCGCCTCTACGAGGCGTCCAAGCGGCATGTCTTTGAGATCCCCTGCCCCTCCTGCCGGGAGTTTATCGTGCTCGAGTGGGAGGGGGTTGTCTGGCCCGACGGCTGCCCCGAGAAGGCCCACTACCGCTGCCAGCAGTGTCGCGGAGCAATCTACGACGGTCATAAGCTCAAGGCGCTAAAAGGCGGCCGCTGGCGCTCCCTAGACCCAGACAAGAAGGACACCACCCTAGGCTTTCATGTCTCAGCTCTCTACTCGCCCTGGGTGTCCTTTGGCGAGACGGCCGCCGAGTACATCGCAGCGCAGCGCGACACCGAAAAGCTCAAGGTTTGGTACAACACCTTTCTTGGCGAACCCTACGAGGACGAGGTCGACTCGGTCGCCTCCAACTTTCTGGAGGCCAGAGCCGAGGCCTACGAGGCCGAGGTGCCGGCCGGCGTGAGGGTGCTTGTCCTTGGAGTCGACGTCCAAGACGACCGTCTTGAAGCCCAGGTCATCGGCTACGGAGAAGACTGGGAGGCTTGGGTCATCAGCTACCACGTCCTTTGGGGGGACGTGGCAACCGACGTGCCGTGGGCCGCGCTCGACGAGCTTCGGTCAAAAGAATTTCGCCACGAGTGGGGCTTTCCCGTCAGGGTCGTCTCGACAGCCGTCGACACGGGCGACAACACCAAGCTGGTCTACGACTACGTGCGCGGCAAGGCCGGCCAGAGGGTCTTTGCCGTCAAAGGTGTGCGAGGCACGGGCAGGCCGGTTGTCGGACCGCCCACACGCCGCAAGAGCCCCGAGGATGGGCGCGAGATGCTGCTCTATCCGCTTGGCGTCGACGAGGGCAAAACGCTGCTCTATCAGCGTCTGAAAATCACAGAGCCAGGCCCCGGCTACATACATCTAGCCCGCTCGCTTCCCGGCGACTACTTCAAGCAACTCACAGCCGAGCGAGTGAAGATCCACTACCACAACGGCCACCCCATCAAAATCTGGGAGCTGCCGCGTCACCGGCGAAACGAAGCCCTCGACACGGCCGTCTACGGGCACGCGGCAGCCGTCATCCTAAACCCGCTTTTTCGCCAGATCACAGCCAAGATGCAGCGGCTTAGAGACGGGCGCGACACTGGCGCGAGCGCAGCACCGCCTCGCAGGCAGCGCGACGCCGGCGGCTACATCAATTCTTGGAGAAATTGACCCCCCCATGGAAGAACTCAAGGAAGAGCTCGAGAGGGCAAAAGCCATCTACCGGGCCATCGACCAGGCCGTCAAAGGGCGGGTCGACACCGACGTTAGCTCGTTTGAGATTCAGACCAATCTCGGCAAGCGGCGGCTCGACAAGATTCCGCTCCCGGAGCTTCTAAAAACTCGCGACTACTACCAAAAAGAGATCACCCGGCTGGAGGCAAAGCTCAGGCGCGGCCAGATGCCCGCGGCCCGGCAAGTACTCGTGAGGTTTTAAAGAGCGTGAACTGGTTTACGAGATTTTTCTTTGGCCGCAACGTCAAGGAAAGGACGGCAAGAAGAGGCTTTGACGGCGCCAAGACCTCGCGCCTTCAGTCGGGCTGGGGCTCAGACGCCCCCTACGACCGAGACATTCTCGCCTCCCTTGCACTGCTTCGGGCGCGCTCGAGAGACCTGGCGCAAAACAACGACTACGTGAAGCGCTTTCTGGCCCTCATCAACACGCATGTTGTCGGCCCAAAGGGCATTCAGCTCAGGTGCGCCTTCAAGGTGCAAGGCGAAATCGACCAGCAGGTGAACGACGAGATCGAAGAGCAGTTTCGCCGTTGGGGCAAGAAGGGCACTTGCGACGTTACCGGAAGGCTTTCCTGGCGGGATGTTCAGCGGCTCATGCTCCAAGGGGTGGCGCGCGACGGCGAGGCTCTGGTGCGCTTTGTCTACGGCGAGCGCTACCCTTTCGGCATGGCGCTCCAGGTGATCGACCCAGCCCTTCTCGACGAGACGCTCTCTGACAGCAAGGGGGCGCGAGTCATCTCGATGGGAGTGGAGCTTTCCGAGTGGGGAAAGCCGACTGCCTACTACTTCAAGACAAGCGACCGCGAAAAGGGCGAGGCCATTGCCGGCAGGCATTATCGCCGCATTCCAGCCGACGAGATCCTCCACGTCTTCATGCAGGACATGCCGCAACAAACCCGCGGCGTGCCGTGGATTCACACGGCCATGAGTCGCCTCAAGATGCTTGGCGGCTACGAAGAGTCCGAGATGGTCGCAGCCCGCGTGGCAAGCTCCAAGATGGGCTTTTTCAAGCAGACTGGCGGCTCAACCTATGCCGGAGAGGACCTCAAGCCTGACGAGGATGGCAACGTCATCACAAAAGCCGAGCCAGGTAGCTTTGAACTCTTGCCAGAAGGGGTCGAGTTTCAGCCCTGGGACCCCGAACACCCGGCCGGAAACTTCGCTCCCTTTGTGAAGGCATGCTTGCGCGGCATCTCGGCAGGCCTTGGCATCTCCTACAACTCGCTAGCCAACGACGTCGAGAGCGTCAGCTACTCGTCGCTTCGCTCAAGCCTGCTCGAGGAGAGGGACCACTACGTCTGCCTGCAAAACTGGCTGGTCGAAAACCTCTGCGAGGAGGTCTATCGCAAGTGGTTGACAGGAGCGGTGCTTTCCAAGAGATTTACAAAAATCACAACCATCAACATGGACCGTTTTGACTCCCCGCAGTTTGTCGCCAGGCGCTGGGCATGGGTCGATCCGCTCAAGGACACCAAAGCCAACATCCTTGCTCTGCAAGCCGGCCTCAAGTCACGCACTGAGATCATCTCCGAGCAGGGCCGGTCTGTTGAGGACGTCTTTTCAGAAATCGTTGCCGAAAAGGCCAAGGCCGAGAAATTTGGCCTGAGTTTTGGAGAGGACAGTGAAGAAGATACCGGAGCAGAAGATCCGGCAGAGGCTACTGAGTCAAGCGAGCAGTATCTCTCATAAGCACGCGCCCTCGGGCGAGATCAACGAAGAAGCCAGAACAGTCGTCCTCACGTTTTCGTCCGAGGCGCCGGTTGACCGCTGGTTTGGCAAAGAGGTCCTCGATCACGGCGCAGCTGCCGTGCGCCTGGCGCGTATCAATCGCGGCGGGGCCTTTCTCTTAAATCACGACCGAAACCAGCAGATCGGGGTCGTGCTCGAGGCCACCGTCGAAGGCCGCAGAGGCAAGGCGCTGGTAAAGTTTTCTCGCAATAAGCTCGGCGAGGAGGCCTTCCAGGACGTCAAAGACGGCATCCGCGGCAACGTCTCTGTCTCCTACCGCTACCACGAGCTCAAGCTCGAGGAGCAAAGCTCAGACGGCCCCGACACCTACCGCGTGACCGACTGGGAGCCCCTTGAGATCTCGCTTGAGGCCGTGCCGGCAGACCCATCAGTCGGAGTCGGCAGGGGAAGTCACTTTGACGACATCAATCTTATGGCCGGCGGTTTCGAAGAAGAAGCCGCTCTGCCCACCAGGGAGGAAGTTGTGCCGCTGCCAGTCGAAAAGACCGCCGAGGATGAGCGCAAGAGAGCGCTCGAGGTCATCTCGCTCGGCGATAGATTTGGAAAGCCCGAGATGGCCCGAGCCGCCCTGACGGATGGCCTTTCGGTCGACGAGTTCTCGAGAAAACTTCTCGTCTCGATGGAGTCGCGCCCCGAGCTGCCGCCGGCGTCCTCGCGCGAGTCCCTCGGTCTTGGGCGCGATGAGGTCAAGAAATTTTCCTTTCTAAGAGCCATGCGCGCTGCCCTCAACAACGACTGGCGGGGGGCCGAGTTTGAGCGCGAGGTGTCAGAGGCCGCAGCCGCGAAGTTCAAGCGCCAGACCTCTGGCTTTCTCGTGCCGTCTGACGTCATTTTTGCCTCGCGTGCCGAGACGACCACCGCCGGGGCTTCGGCCGGCTCGCTGGTTGCCACCAATATCCCGCAGGGGAGCTTTATTGAGGCCTTGCGCGCCAAGCTGGTCATCCGCCAGCTCGGCGCCAAGATTCTCTCAGGTCTCGACGGCAACGTGACCTTGCCGAGGATGGCAGGCGGCGCCAAGGCCTTCTGGGTGGCCGAAACCAAAGACGTCGAGGAGCAGCCCTTTACGACCGACCAGGTGCCGCTCTCGCCAAAATCCGTGGGTGCGTTTACCGATATCTCGCGGCGGCTCATTCTCCAAAGCTCAATCGATGTCGAGGAGGTGATCCGCGAGGACCTCGCCTCGGCCGTGGCCATGGGCATCGACCTGGCAGCCATTGCCGGCAGTGGCAGGGACAACCAGCCTAGGGGGCTTCTTTTTACCGATGGGGTGTCGGCTCTTAACCTCGACGCCAGTCTCGACTTTACGGCGGTTGTCGCGCTCGAAACGGCGATCGCCAAGGCCAACGCCAACTTCGGCTCGCTCGCCTATCTCACAAATCCAAGGGTTTCCGGGCTTCTCAAGACGACGCTCGTAAACGCCAACTCGAGTGTCTTCATCTGGGGTAGCGGTTCCAACGGCCGCGGAACCGTCAACGGTTACCCGGCCGAGGTGTCGACCATTGTCCCCGACAACCTCGGTGGCGGCGGCAAGAGTGCTGTGATCTTTGGCAACTGGGCAGATCTGGTGATCGGCGAGTGGGGCATCCTAGACGTCCAGGTGAACCCCTATCTCAAAGGCACCTCCGGCACGGTGAGGGTTCGCGTCCTTCAGGACGTCGACATCGCCGTGCGTCACCCCCAGTCCTTTAGCTTTTACGACTCGGTGCCAACACCGAGCGCTCCTGCGTCGACGCCGACGCCGACGCCCACGCCGCGCGGCCGCAGCAGCAGGGGGGGAGAGAGCTGACCCATGTCTGACCCCTTTCGAGTGGGCGACCTTACCTTTTTTTTTAAAGGGACCGACCTCGTCCACAAGGGACTCTTTGAAACTGGGAAGCTTGCCGGCAAGAGTGTGGCCGGCGTCTTTGACGTCAAATTCTTTGACCAGGATCTCGGCTCGATGCGCGTTTCGGCAGAAAACAGCCAGTTTCTTGGCCTGACAGACGATCTCTCGGGGGCCGCAGCCGGCGACGTCGTCGAGGTCCAAAGAAGGCGCTACCGAGTGGCAGCCTGCCACGACGACCTGACCGGGATGACGCTGCTTGATCTTGCAGAAGAGATCGAAACGCAAGTGAGCGAGGACTTCTCGTGACAGGCCTCGAAAAGGAAATCGAAAGCCTCACAGAGGCTCTCTCGATGTCGGAAAAGACCATCGAGAAGGCTGTCGCACGGGCTCTTCAGCGAACTACCCGGACTTTTGCCGCTCTCCTTGCCAAAGAGACGGCAGACGGCGCAAGGGTGCCAGTAAGGCCAGTCAGACAGAGGATCAAGACGAGAGGCCGCGGGCTCTTGGCGTCGCTCTCGATGATTACCCATGATTTGCCCTTGATCCTGGCTGGCGCCCGGCAAGGGGCAAGAGGCACTGCGACAAGGCAGGGACATTTTGTGGGGGGAGCTTTTATCGCTCGCGGCAGGCTTGGGCGGCTTGAAAGGAAAGTCTACCGACGGCTAGCAAAAGCGCGCCATCCGCTTATTGCCGAGAAGGTGGCGCTACACGAGGCCGCCAGCTCGGCAACCCGCGAGATCGACCTCAGGGAGGTCTTTCTAAAAAACCTCCTGCACGAGGTCCGCTACCGCGGAGGCCTTCTCGGGTAGAGACGTATGTTTGGCGAGATCTATACCAAGGTCGCAGATGAGCTTAGGCGGGTCTTTCCCAAGATTCCCGTCTACGACGTCTATCCCGAGACCAAAAAGATCGAGAAGGTGCCGGCCATCTTCTTTGAGATGACAGACTTTGAGCCAGACGGCGACCCCATGACAGGCGAGATGGACTTTGAGACGCGCTGGGAGGCTCTGGCCGTCTTGCCGCCTGCTCGCGGCCGTCAGCAGCTCTCAGCCCGCGACGTCGCAGCCAGGATCGCCCTTGCTATCCATAACCAGACGTTTGTCGACTACGCGCGCCAGGCGCGGGTGCTTCGCTGCAGCGACGCCCGCTTTGATTTGGTGGTTGCCGGCTACGAGGTCTGGACGTGCGAGTGGGCGCAGCTGGTGCGTCTTGGCTCCAACGACTGGGACAGTCTGGCCATGTATCCAGAGGCAGCGGAGGTGCCGCCGTGACCAAAAGAAAGCACGTCGTGCTCGATTTCACCGAGGAGGCCACCAGGCTCGGCTACCTGCCGTTTACCGCCTTTGATCCCTTCTCCAAGATGGCCTTTGACGGCTACGTCGGCGAGTGGGCCTGGCCGCTGCTTGAAAAAAAGCTCAAAGAGCCTGGCAAAGCCTCCCCCCTTTGGACCGTCCAGTTTTGCTCGGCCATCCTCAAGCTTGGTCTTGACGTCTGCAGCAGCCAAGACGACCTCTACGAGTTTGTCACCAAAAGCGAGGCATTCAAGGCCGCAGCCAAAGCTCGAAGGAGCTGGCAGTTTTGGACCTGGAGGCATTTTGACAAGCTCAAGGCCAAGCTTTTGGACCTGCCGCCTGAGATTCGCGAGAGGTCGCTCAAGAAATGCTCCGACTTCGAGCACGGCTTTCGCGGAAAGCACAAAATTCCAAAGCCCAAAAAGGCTCCGCCGCAGCCCAAGGAAAAGCCCGCCAAGCCAGCGCCCAAGCCGGCAGCGAAACCGGCGCCAAAGCCAGCGCCTCCCCCGCCAAAGCCGCGTCAGGGGGCTAGCAGAGCGCCGGTTGTCGTCGTGCGAAGAAGCACAGCACCCGCTCCCGTCATCGTGCGCAAGACAAGGCTCACGGAGGACAAGCGGTGAAGGCGTTTGAGGCAGCTGAGATGCGGCGCCAGCTCGCAAGCCTTGTGAGCTTTGGCGTCGTCACGGCCACCCAGGACTTTGGAGCGAGGGCACGGGTTAGGATCGAAGGCGGCATGGAGACCCCGCCGCTTTCGACCTTGAAAAGACGCGGGCGAGGCGACAGGGAGAACTGGCCGCTCGAGGTCGGCGAGCAGGTCCTTTGTCTCTTTCCGTCTGGCTCGCTTGCTCAGGGGGTCATCCTCGGGGCTGTCATGACAAAAGACAGCTTGCCGAAGGAAGAGGGCCACCGCGTGAGCTACAGCGACGGCGCCAGCGTGTCCTACGACAAGGCGGCCAAAGCCATGCGGATTGTCTTGCCAGACGGCGCCAAGCTGGAGGTCCACGGCGGGGCAGAGGTGACGATCAGGGCTCAGACGGTGGTCGTTGAGGCCGACAGTGTCGCTCTGGGCGGCGCCGATGCGAGTGCCGGGGTTGTGACAACACAAGCCGTCTGCGCTTTTACCGGCGCGCCGCATCCTCAGGGCTCAGCCCGCTGCAAGGCCAAGCATGCTTAACGAAGCCGAAGCCAAAGAGAGGATACTCGCCAAGATGAAAGACCTTGGCTTCAAGCTTGACGCCGAGGGGGCTAGAGGAGCGCTGCTGGCGGATCTGCTTGCCGAGCTTGTCGCCTACATCGTCGAAAAAAACGAGGTCCAAGTCGACCCAGCAAGCGGGAAAGGGAAATTTGGATGATGTCGCGCCGCACGGGAAAGAAAATCTCTCCCGAAGAGCATATTCGCCAAAGCCTCGAAGACATCCTCTCGACCCCTAAGGGCTCGCGCGTCATGCTGCGCGACTATGGCTCCAGGCTCTTTGAGCTGCTGGGCAGGGGGATCGACAAGATGTCGATCTTTACGGCTGTCCACGAGGCCATTGCCCGCTGGGAGCCTAGAGTGAGGCTCAGTGCCGTCAGGGTGCTTGACGGGCCTGACGAGGAGAAAAAGCTCTCCGAGGGCAACGTCTCCATTCTGCTTGACGGCGTTATCAAGGTCACAGACACGCCCTTTTCTTGGGCCGTGAGGCTTGAGCGGTGAAAGCTGGCGTGATCGACCTGCGGCGCCTGCCAGCGCCTGAGATCGTGGAGGCCTTGAGCTTTGAGGCGATCAAGCGCCAGATGCTCGAGGACTTTCGCTCGCGCTACGGCGAAGAGGTCGACCTTTTCGAGTCTGACCCCGCAGTCAAGCTGCTCGAGGTGTCAGCCTACCGCGAGCTGCTCCTTCGTGCCCGGGTCAACGAGGCCGCGCGTGCCACCATGCCGGCCTTTGCCCGGGGGGCAAACCTCGATCACGTTGCCACGCGGCGGGGAATCGTAAGGGCAGGTGGCGAAACCGACGAGAGTCTGCTTGGGCGGTTTTTAGACGAGGATGATCTCTTGTCGGCTGCCGGCTCCAAGGTCGGCTACATCGCTCAAGCCAAGGCCGTTCGGCTTTCCGGTGGCGGCTACATCGTCGATGCCAATGCGGATGAGGTAGGGCCAGCGCGGGTGACCGTGTGGGTTCTTTTTGACCCCAAAGCTGAAGAAAGAGTGCGCGCGGCAGACCTGGCGACTCTGCGCGAGAAGATGGCCTACGTGCGTGCTCTTACCGATCACCTGACAGTCGAGGAGGCTTCCCTCAAGCGCTTTCGCCTGCACTCGCGTCTAAAGGTGCCCTACGGCGCCGACTGGGGGATGGTTCGCGCTCAGGCCGAGGCCTCGCTCAGAGAACTTTTTAGGACTCGCTTTCGGGTGGGGCAAAGTATCGAGCTGTCGGTTCTCTACGCCGCGCTCCACGCCCGAAATGACGTCACGTCGGCCGAGGTGATCGAGCCCGCGGGCGGCGTCTTGTGCGAGGCTTTCGAGGCGCCGCTACTCGAAGAGAGCGCAGACGGCCTAAGGCTGGAGATGTCGTCGTGACAAGTCTTCTGCCGAAAAACGCTACGCCGCTTGAAAGGGCGCTTGAGGATGTCGCAGGAGAGCGTCTCGACGGGCTCTCTTTTGACTTTGCCTCGCTTTTTGACCCCGCCACCTGCCCGCCGGCCTTTCTGCCGTATCTGGCATGGGAGAGGGGGGTTGAGCTGTGGGACGAGGACTTTGTCGCAGTCGACGGCGAGGAGGATCTTGTCAGGCGGCGCCGAGAGATCATTGGCCGCTTTGACAAGATCAGGCGGCTGCGCGGCACGCTGGCTGCGATCGATCTTGCCATGGAGACCATCGGCGTCAGGGCCAGGATTCGCG